GTGTCCATATAAAAAAATTAACCGTAAAGTTTATCGCTTTACGGTTAAATATAATTAGGTTTGAAAATTTGTAAATAGTATTAGTAAACTAACACACATCTGTCCATTCTTAATGTTGCAGATATTGTTGCTAATCCATCAGTATTGTATGCTAACGAATCAAAGTTAACATCGGTTAAGAATGTTCCATAAAGAATCCATTTCTCAACAACAACTCCTGTTGGGTCCAACATTTCAAGGTCGATGTCTTTTTTGTAACCCGCAGCATAACCCATACGACCTGTTACTGATTCAGCATGTAAACGAACCCACTCCATAAGAGCTTGAGCTGCTGATGGTCCAATAGGGTCACGAAACTTAACTGGAATTGTTTGCCAGTTGAATCTACCTGCAACGTAAGTAGATGTGTTTAAGAACGGTATTTCTGTTGCAACAATTGTAATGTGTGGTCTAGCCGTTGACTCTACAAACCATTCGTTAATACCCAAACTTGATGGAAACCTTAGGATAAAACGATTTTGACGTTTAGGTTCGTAAGGTATCGGCATTTTCATTAATAAATCAGCCATGTTATTTTATTTTTTTTTAATTTCTTTGTTGTTTATATCTATAAATATAGTCTTGTTAAAAAATTTTTCTCTTTACTTTTTTTTCTGTGAGATTATTCTTTATTTATATTCCTTTTTAATGCCTCCAGCAGTAGAATAAGTCTTAACTATATTATCTGGTTTATTTTTAAAATGCTTACTCATTACTTCTACGTTTCTTATATCATCATCTGAAAATCCTATACTAGGTTCCATTGGAATAAAGTTATTAGATATTTCATTTTTTATATATGCTTTTTTATTAAGTATGCCAGCAATTCCTTTTATATAGGAAACAAATTCATCCATCGCTTTAACTTTTAATTCTTCAGGATTGGCAGCACTTCCTTCTCCAAACGTAACTGGATGGTATTTATTGAGTTCTAAATATGATTTAATTAAATCATCATCACTCATATCTTCTTCACCAACAAAGGTCCTATATTTTTTAAGGTTTTTAATTAGTTGGTCTTTGTCTATACCATTATATCCACTAACAATGTAATTGTAAACGGCTTGTTTTAATGTTTCGGGTTTGTGACCTCTTGCAGTAACAATTGAAAATATTGAACCGTTATTGATTGCTTCTCTAAAGTCTCCAAATGCAGGACCTTCTTTAGCCCTCATAGCATCAATTAAAAAATCTTTGTCTCCCGCAGTTTTAAAATTTCTAAAAGCTTCGTTAGATAAACCAACAATAGTTTCACCTTTATATTCAAAAGGTTTTTTACCTAAATCATGTCTGTATTCCGCAAAGTCATCAGTACTCATACCAATTTCATCACCGTCTTTAGTCTTTAACATTATCTTTGTTGGCATATGAACAATGTTATCGTCCCAATCAAACGCATAATATTTCATGTCTGGAGTCCCTTCTCCTTTAAATCCTTCTTTAATTTGTTTTTTCATACTTTGGCAATTAAAGGGGATACCGAAGTATCCCCGTTAAATTTATTAGATATTTTCAAACGAAGCTCCTGTTGGAGTGATGAAGAACTCAATGTCGATGAATTCTAACGCCTTCGTTGGTTTTAAGTAGATTTTACCTACAAGTCTGTTAGCGTCTAAATCTTCAGGTGTTGAAGATACAGTTACACGGAAATCGTACAAACCTCTATCTCTTCTAATTGAATCTAAGATAGGGTTAACACTATCCAAGAATTGTTGTCTAACTACTTGGTCATTTTGTTCAAACAATAATCTAATTGCTACTGCTGAAATTAACTTACGAGCTTGAAGTAATAATCTTCTTACGTTCAATCTGTTAAGTGCGGTGTCCGCAACTTGTAATGTTTTATTACCCCAAATTACTGTTCCAACATCAGAGAAAGTTGCAATTGGGTTGATTCTACCTTGATACAATGTATCTCTATCTGTTTGTGTAAGTTTTTGTCTAGCTTTGATTGAATTAACAAGACCTCTTGTGTAACCCGCTGATGCGAACCAAGGGAATGAAATGTTATCTGTCAATGCTAAGTTTCTACAAACCTCACCAGTTGGTGGTAAGTAAATTTGTGTATTATTTACTGTGTCTCTTGTTAAAATCCAAGGATAGTAAGTTGCGGTATAGTTAGAATCAATTCCTGTGTTATCCAAGTTATCAACCGCTTCTTGTGAGTAGATAATGTCTTGAGGATTTGTTGAGTCAGGAGTAAACATTTGGTAGTCAGGAGTTGTAGCGATATAAACCGAGTCAGCTCTTGAGAATTGTACCATGTCAATTGCTTCTTCTACTAAGTTTGAGTTATTAACATAATCAATTGATGTTGTTGCAAAAACGTTAATGTTTGTAGATTCAGGATTTGAGAATGTTAAAATACCGAGTAAATAAGCGTAATAGTCTGTATTAGCAAAATCTTGAGTATTGTTTTGTATAACAATTCTTTTAAATATACCTTCACCTGTTGCTGTTGGGTATCTTGAAGATGGAGACGCTCCTGCTAAGTAACCTGCAGCACCTATTTGGAATCTATCTTGGTTAGTTCTCCATTCTCTATAAATGTCCCATCCGTCAAATCCACCTGCAAAACATACAGTATATTTTCTTGAGAAGATGAAGTAGTATGGATTTTCTTGAGTTTCAGGGTCGTTTCTAAATTCAGCAACACCACACTCAAATGCAGTTTCACCACTTGACATTGACGAGATTCCAATTGTAACAACGGTTGCACCTGAGTCCATGTGGAAACCTTTACTAATAACATTCCAACGTTGACCCTCAACCAAAGGATTTGAAATCCAATTTGAAGGATTTTGTTTACCTTTATATGTTAAGAAAGACTCATCAATACCAAATTGACTTGAGAATCCTAAATAACTTCTTCTAACAATATCACCTGCAGATTCAACTGGAGCACCGCCCGCATTTGTACCAAAAGGAGGATTATAAATTACTTCTCCAGGAAAATAGTATTTTGTTTTATATTTCGGATATGGTGAAGGGTAAACATTATAATCTAAATATTCTCTTTGAGTATATCCATAGAATCCACAAGGTAACGCGTCAATTGGGGCCTCATCAGCCATTTCCACCATTATGAATTTTGATATTAACGCAAATTCACCATTTGAAGATCCTATTTTTTTAGCTACAAAGTTATTTGTTGCTGGATCCATATTACAATTTGTGAATTTTTCAATTACAACAGGGTTAGAATCTGTATCAAAGAAATTTCTAACTAATACATCAAATGACATGTTATTATATGATAAGTTTGCAATTGAAACTTTAATTTCGGTGTTTGCAGAATTACCATCAGAAATTGAAATAAATTTAAATAAATTGTAAACTTTATTACCTCTCAATTCTGAAACTAAAAATGGTGTTTCAGGTGATTGATATTGTTCTAAATTGTAAGCAATTGAAGTTGACTGCTCACTTCTAGCTTCAGGTAATGCTATTAATCCACAAGCTAAACCACGAATATATCCTTCATTGTAAGCATAGTTTAATGATGCTTGGTAAGCCTCCTCAACATAAATTGGAACTTCAAATCTTGATTTACCAAAATTATCAACACCCAATACTTTAGTTATGTACTTTGCAGATGACGCTAATAATGAAGTTTCAAATGTGAATGTTTCATTATTTTTAGTTATACCTGATAATAAAAAAGTTGAGTAAGGTGATTTTGTAATTCCTGAATATTGTCCTGTACACACTAATTGTAAATCTGTGAGACCACTTACTTGGTAAACTGGTCCGTGATTTTCACTTGCACTATTATTTTCAAATAAAGAGATACCTCTTGAACGAATAGTACCTACAATCATGTTATTAAATTCTGTGTATGCAGTACCTGTAAATGCATATGAGTTACCAACAATAGTACCTGTAAATGTGTTAGACGCTCCTGAAACTAAGTTTGATACTGTATAGTAGAATGAATAACCTGTATAATTGTTTGTTGTTGAGTCATTATTTTCAAACTCAAAATTTGCATAATACCAAGAATCGTTATCACCTTCAGTTAAGTCATTTTGAACAAAATCATTTTCACAACCATAAGGATTATAATCGGTAGTGTATGTACTGGTTAACGTTTGATAATCAGTTTCAGGAATTGCACCATATATAACTGCAGTAGTTGCAGATGTTGATGGTAAATCCATGATTGAATCTAAAAAATTATTAAAATCATCTTGTAATGTTGATGTTGTACCGTCTTGTAATCTATATTGTACATTTAAATTAGCATTAACTTCGGCAGGTAAAGAACCCCCAACAAAGGTAACTGTATTACCTGTTGAGCTTCCTGTGAAGTTCGCACTAAATGGAACACCAACAGATGGGTTTCCAATAGTCGTTGGGTCTACATTGGCGGTAACACTAAGAGACCATGAAGGACCTGCGTCATAACCTGATAAACCCAAAACTCTGGTAACAAACAATTGGTTTGATTGTTGTAAATATGATTTAGCAATATATGCTGCTTCATATTTTGGTATTTGAGTATTAAAAAACTTAACGGGTTCTGTTCCCCCGAAATAAGCTTGGAACTCATCATAATTTGTTATGAATACTGGTTCGAATGCTGGACCTTTTATTGTTTCTCCAACAAGACCTAAAGTCGTTACACCCACACTTTGGGCTACGAATGATAAGTCGGTTTCAGATGTGTAAACGCCTGGTGATACGAATACTTTTTGATTTGCTTGTGCTGTTGCCATTATTAAATTATTCTGTTACAGATTTATTTTATAGATAAATATTCATTATTATATGAAAAAACTTTACTTTTGGGTAAGTATTTATAAACGGTAGGAATTAATTCTACCTTTTTTCTCACCATGAAAACAAAGAAAGAAATCAAGAACATAAAAATATCCCCTGAATCACATGATATACTGAAAAAGTACTGTGATAAGCGTGGAATAAAGATTTATAAGTTTTTAGAAAATTTAATTATTGAAAAGTGTAAAGAGAAGAAAGATATATACGGAGAGGATTAAATTAACTTACTATTAAAAGTAATTTTAGATTCTTGAGTATTATCAATCTTTGTAACTTCAATCCTTAGAATGTCATTAGTTGTAATTTGAATTACTGAAACATCACTACCATAATAATCATCATTAATGTAGACATCGTATATATCAACATTATCTGTTCCCACAAGAGACATGTCCGCACTAAAGTCAATCATGTCAATTAATGTTGTATTACCTGAAACAAATAAAAAATTAGATTCAAACTCATTTGGGTTTTCAGGATATTTGTTTCTTCTTGGTCTTCTTGTTGTGGTGTCTATTTCAAATAATTGAGTTATTCTTTGAATTGCGGGTTTAATTTCAAATTCATCCTCATCGATTAGATATCCCAACATTGTAAAGTCATAATTCTGAATATAGTATTTTCTTGCCTCTATTGTCATTTGAGATTCGTCTGAAACATTATCTAAAATAATTGGAACGTATTGACCCTTAATAAATGTATATGCCTGTCTTGATGAAAATGTTTGCATAACAACTTTATTAAGTTGATTAAGCTCTCTCATTCTGTTACAAATAATTTTAACACTATATTTGATATCAACAGGAACAGGTTGTGGAATTGTATAAATGTCCATACCTTGCTCATTACCATTCCAAGTTGGAACGGATGCATAATAAAATTGTTTTCTATTTGGAATTGTATATTGAAGTGATGGATTTGTACCATATTTAACTTCAGGTTGTCTAACAACCGTAATAAATGGTGGTGACGGATTGTAATCCAAATCCACAAACTTCCAAGTTTCTAAATATTGTGACCAATTTTGCGTTGTAATAATAATATCCAACATAGGTACAATTTTTCCTGCAGTAACAACCTCAAGTTCTGTTTTAACAAAATCCAACATACCCCTATCCAAATCGGCATGTAATACTGACTTAGGTAAATAAGTTCCGTCCTCTTTAATATACTCTAAAAGTTGTTCTCTACGTTCAGATAAAACTTTTTTTGGAACAAGTGGTAATGTTTTTTTAACTATATTTCTTGGTAATGGCATTATAATATTTTATTACTTTTATTTATATTAAATCCCCCTAAATTCGTTTTCACTAACATATGTTGCAACAATTGTTCTATAGAACGGTTTGTAACCCGCATATGTATGTTTGTTATCTGACCTTACATATCCATCATCACTAACAGAATAATATCTAACTCTATCTTCGCTCTCGTAGTACCCAAGATAATCACCTTGAAAAATCTCAACACCTAAATCATCAAGTTGTTTTTGATAAACCGAGAATTTCATATTACCAGGTTCTTGTTGTCCAACCCTAGAATTACCCAAAAATTTATTGGTTGGAGCCATAACCTGAACAAGGCCTTTTAATTCAACAGGTGCTAAGAATTGTATTCCATCTTCTAAAACTTCACCATATACACTATCAGTCTTTGTTTTATATCGGTCAATACGATATAACACAACCGTGAAGTTCATATCACCTTCTAACCACTCTTGACCCATATTGGTGTCCAAGGCGTAGTCTTCTCCGCCAAAGAACTTACCTAATCTTGTAATTGGAACTAATTTCTGCATATATTGATAAATACTCAAACTTCAACTATATTTAAGACAAACTTTTATTAAAAAGAATGGAAATAAGTTTGGAGTCAAAAGCGATGACTATTCTTGAGGGTTATGAAGGTGGTAATAACTACCTTTTAGAATTGAAACGTAAATCTAAAATTAACAAAAAATTCTACCCGACAAGGAGTCAATCGGAATACATTATATCGTTCCACGATAAGCAACCAAAGGTTGCCAAGAAGTGGGTGATTCTTGATGCCTATTTTGCACAGAAGTTAGCAGACGATAAACTATACACCGAAATACCACAAAAAGTTTGGGTTGAAAAGTTATTGGCGGATAAAGAAAAGGCGTATCACATTTGGGGTAAAGTTTTTGAAAGTGAGGAACTCCACGATTTTTGGTTACCAAAAGCGTCAATCATAAAAGACAATTCAGTTAAAAATGTTGTGGTTGATTATTCAAAGTATTCTCATAGACCTCCATTAGATCATCAAAAAGAAGCAATACAAAACCTTTTGGAAAATAAAAAGTTTATATTGGCTGACGATATGGGTTTGGGTAAAACCACCTCCACAATTATTGCCGCGTTAGAATCAAGTTCCAAAAAAGTATTGATTATCTGCCCTGCAACATTAAAGATAAATTGGAAACGCGAAATTGAAAATTATTCCAATAAATCAATCTATATTGCCGAAAGTAAAAACTTTTCAGCTGAGCACGATTTTGTCATAATAAATTACGACATCATAAAAAATTTTCACGACCCTAAAAAGAAAGATGATTCACAAGTTCTTGCTGCTAATTTTGATTTAGTTGTTGTAGATGAGGCACATTATATTAAGAATGGTACCGCTCAACGAACAAAACTTATTAATGATATAGTTAAACAAGTCGATAGGTTATGGTTATTAACAGGAACACCAATGACATCAAGACCGATGAATTATTTTAATTTGTTATCTCTCATTGAAAGTCCTGTTGCTCAGAATTGGATGGCGTACGCAATTAGGTATTGTCAGGGGTACCAATTT